GGTTCAAAAGATTATAAACATATTCAGACTTGCTATGTTGCCTGATACCTTTGCAGCGGATAAGGAATCTGCAAACGAAAACTTCTTTAACTATCCAAATGTTTTTGATGTTCACATTGAAGGCCCAGAAGGAGGAGTCCAAGATCAAATAGAAGGATTCTTACCTATGGTTTTAAAAGACATGACTGTAAGCACCTTTAATGGAAACTCAGAAGGATTGATTTCAGACGGTGAAAAGGTCTGGCCTTTAGCAACTAAAATAGAATTATCGTTTTCTGAAATCAAGATTATGTCTCAAGAAGTTTATAACGAGAAGGTTGGGCCGAAATCAATGAAGGCACAACCTAATTCAGTAAGAGGGCCGGGCGGAACGGTAGACTCAACTGGTTCTCCAAGTTTATTAAACGAAACCTCGGGCACGGGTGACGGTAAACTTTGGGGTCAAGACGGAGGCGGATAATGGCTAAACAATTCTTTAAAAACTTTCCTGAAATGCAATACAAATTGTCGAACGGCAAGATTGTTACTATTAAAGATTTCTTTCGTAAATCTTCAATCTCAGCTGGTGCGAAAGATGCCATTGTCGATTACACATACTATGAGTTGGAAGAAGGTGATAGACCTGATGTGGTTGCAGCTAAACTTTACGGTAATGGTGACTTACACTGGGTATTCTTTTTAGTCAATGACTGGGCGAACTATTACGACTGGTGGAAAGACCAACAAACATTTGAAAAATATATGTCCCATAAATATAGAGGGAAGTATGCTGTTGCAAGTGCAAGCACAGACATAGTATCAAGGACAGGAGAACCTCCTTTAGTAAGTAAATTTCTAATAGGAGAATCAGTAACAGCAACAGAAGCAACAGGGACAGTTATTAAAGTAGACCCTAGCCATAATAGAATAGCAATAGGTGATGTAGTAGGAGATTTTTCTTCAAAGACAATTACAGGCACATCAATTTTGTCTGGCCAAGCTGCTGCATACCGACATTCCTTTACACCAACTTCTGTTATAGACATGGTAGATGGAGTTGACCATTACTATCTTGGCAATCTTAAGAGAAATACTTTTCTTAATGGATACTTACCAAAAACTCATTGGGAAGCTGAGTTCGAATTAAACGAAGTGAATAGAAGGATTAAAATTATCAGACCAGCTATGATCGACAAAGTTGTTTCCCAGTTTGAGCAAGTAATGAAGTCATGAGTGGGAATTATGTAGCAGGTGAGTTCTTTATAGATTCCTTCACCTTAATAAATCAATATCAAGAATCGTTAGACATAAGTTCTTTATGTTCTAACTTTACTATCTATGAATCCATATACAATAAATTTCTTACTGGGGAAGTGCATATAATAGACGGTCTTAATCTACCAAGAAACTTTAGATTAACAGGACAAGAGTATATCCGAATTGCAATTAGGCAGAAAGAAGGATTAGACGAAAAGTCAGAAGACCAATTCTCAATAGACAAAACTTTTAGAGTATACAAAATAGATAATCTTAACAGAGTCGATGAGTTAACACAAACTTATGTAATGAGAATATGTGACCCTAGAATGTTTTATGCAAGAAGAAAGAGACTAAGCCAAACCCTTCGTGGAAGGTATGACCAAATACTTCAAAATGTTTTAGTAGATGTTGGAAAGTTTAGAGTTGACGAATTTGACGCATGGGAACAAACCATTCCTGAAAACAAACAATTTATTTCCCCTAACTGGTCTGTTGCACAAATAACAGATTACATTGTTAACAATTCACAAACAAGTGAATCACATGCATATAAAAATGGTATGTTCTTTTTTCAAACTATGAACGGTGGATTTAGATTTCAAAGTATGGACACTATGTGTTCCATGGAATTCCCAATTCCATTTTCCCAGTTTCCTAGAAATACACAAGATACAGAAGAAGAAAATATAAATGCGCCTGATGGTCTTAATACAATGATTGATGTGTATAAGAAACCACAGTTGTTTGATACACTTCAAGCAACAGTTGGTGGTGCATATGCATCTACCTTAAAGGTGTATGACCCTATACGAAAATTAGAAGAAGAAAATGTCTTTAGTCTAGAGACTGCAATGAAAAAGGGAAATCATGTATCAGGACACATTATGTTAATGACCGATGATATGGAAAGAGTATTAACAGCTGGAGAGATAGTTGATAGAGAAGTGTCTCCTTCAATAGATGAAATTGATGTAGACCTTCAACCAACTCAAGAATATGATTCATTAATTATTAATGATTATCACAACCAACATTCATTTGATAATGAAAGCAAACTATCAGACCCCGAAGTATTTGAAGCAAGGAAATTAAAGGACAGTGGAATACTAGAAAGAAGAGCACTGTTAGAAATATTACAACAACATAGAATGATACTCACCATACCATTAAGAACAGATTTATCTGTTGGTATGATAATCAAATTACAAATACCTACACCTGAAATTATGGGTGAGGGTGATAAGTATGATAAAGTGAATGACGATAGATATCTAATTACTGATATTAAACTGTCAGGTTCACCAGTAGAAAAGGCGGGTATGCTTCATATAGAATGTGTTAAAGAGAGTTATGCAATGAAAGTAGAAGATGCTAAACCACTTGACGAAGGAACAGGGCCCGAGATAGAACCCGAAGAGGCAGTGTGGTAATGGATTACTTTTACGGAATAGTTGAAGATAGACAAGACCCATTACAAGTGGGTCGTGTGCGCGTGCGTATACACGGGATACATACAGACGAAAAGACTTTAATTGCAACTGCAGATTTACCATGGTGTCAGGTTATCCTTCCAACAACTTCTGCTGGTCTATCAGGAATAGGAACAGGCCATGGACTTGTAGAGGGGTCTACGGTATTTGGATACTTTAGAGACGCTGCAAAACAAGACCCAATAATTCTTGGAACTGCAGCTGGTATACCACAAGTTGGGTATAAGGAATCTATCACAGACGAATTAATAACAAGAGATGTAGAGAAAGGATTTAATGACCCTAGACAATTAACCGTTGACGATTATAAAGATACTTCTGAAATGCCAAACCCAGTTCAGGATTCAAGAAGAGGTTGGGGTCTTACAACTGCAATGGATACCGCACCAGTTAATCCAGCAAAAATTGAAGTCAACTATGACGGAACTGGGTCAACAATAGAGGAAAGAGAATTAACAAAGGAAGACTTACCTTGGTATCCATTATATACAGACAGCTCAGATTACTCACCTTATACAAGAGGAGTCTTTACAGAAGGAGAACTAAAGAAGAAGTCTTCTTTAAACGAATTAATATTATCAACTAAACTTTTATCTGCAACTTCGAAAGACGGAGACCCTACAACTGCATGGAATGATATGATGACTGATGCAGTAAAGCCACAAGGAAAACAATATCCTCGGGACGAAGAGAAGTTATGGATAAACACTGTAGCAAAACCAGTATACCCATATAATAAAGTTACAGAAACAGAGAGTGGACATGTATTCGAGGTAGACGATACAAAAGGTGCAGAGAGAATTCACTTATACCATAGGTCAGGAACATTCCATGAGATTCACCCTGATGGAACAGAGTCAACACGAATAGTAAATGACAAATGGGAAGTAGTTGCAAAGGATAACAAACTATTCATTGCTGGGAACGCTGACATAACTGTAGAGAAAGGTCATGTCACTATTAATGTTAATACAGGTGATGTTGATATGAAGATATTAAAGGGTGATATGAATACGGAAGTATCAGAAGGAAATGTAAACTTAGGCGTGACATTAGGTAATGTCGATGCACAGATTGGTGGAACATTGAATGCAGATGTTATAGGTAACACTACCTTCACTTCACCTGAAACATTAATGACTACAAACTTAACAGTTGATGGAACAGTTCATATAACTGGTAAACAAACTAACGATTCAACAATTACTGCCCAAGGTGATATTGATACTAAGGCAGGAAATGCTCCAACACTTGCAACTCATACACACAATTACTTTAGTGGAGCGGGTGGTGCTGGTTCAGGAGCTCCAGCAGAAACTAAGAAACCTTCATAGAAAAGATGTTAACGGAGTATAAATAGTATTATGGTCGACTATGTAGTAAACAAAGGTAAAAATGTTGCAATCAAGGAAGCATATAAAGACCTTGATTTGTTTTTTACTGCACACCCAATAACTGGAGATGTTGCAACTAAGTCTGATTCAGACGCAGTTCGTAGAGCAGTTAGGAATATTGTTTTAACAAACTACTATGAGAGACCATTTAAACCAAGTTTAGGTGGAAATGTCAGGGGTCTATTATTTGAATTGGACACCGATAGACAAGTTAGACGGGCCAGAAAACAAATGGCAAAAGCAATTATGACATTTGAGCCTAGAGTTGAAAATGTGAGATGCACATTTCGAGTTGAAGACAATTCTTTAGATGTGACCGTCTACTATAGTATTAAAAATGGTCTAAACAATCAAGAGATTCAATTCACAGTAAATAGGACACGATAATGGCAGTAAATAGTTCACAAATAAATATCACTGATTTAGATTTTGATAACATTACAGATAATCTTAAAAACTATCTGAAAGGTCAAGATATATTCAGAGACTATAACTTCGAGGGGTCATCACTAGCAGTTTTGGTAGACCTTCTTGCATATGCATCACACATAGGTGCAATTAACACAAACATAGCAGCTTCAGAACTGTTTTTAGATTCTGCACAGATAAGAAAGAATGTAGTATCTCGTGCAAAGGATTTAGGATTTACTCCTTCATCAGAAAAAGCTTCAACAGCAATAGCAACAATGACTTTAAAGAACTGTAGAAGTGCAGACGGAACTATACCGACTCTAACTGATATGATAATGCCAAGAGGAACAACATTTAGAACAACCTATGAAGGTTCCAACTATGAGTTTGCAACTGCAGCCACTTATACTCCAACATCAGACTCAACAACTTTTACATATGCTGGTATAGATTTAGTTCAAGGAACTTTTGCACAAGACCAATTCGTATTTGATAATCAAATTTCAAATTCTAAGTTTGTATTATCAAATGCAAGAGTGGACAAAACAAGAATGACAGTTAATGTTAATTCAGGTGGGATAACTTCTACCTATTCATTGTCAACTGATATATCAACAATCAACACAACTTCTAAAGTTTATTACACTCAAGAAAACGAAGTAGGATTTACAGAACTTTATTTTGGTGACGGAACATTAGGTGTTGGGTTACTAGACGGAGATATAATTACAGTAGAATATGTTATTGTTGATGATCTTCATGCAGACGGAGCTAATAAGTTTACTCAAATATCTGCAGTTAACGGATTTACAGATTCTTCTATTATCACCACAACTGCTGCAACAGGTGGTGCAGAAAAAGAATCAATCGAGTCAATTAAATTTAAAGCAACCAAATTCTATACTTCACAAAATAGATTAGTCACACTTAATGACTACAAAGCAAAAGTTCAAGAATACTATCCGAATGCAGACGCAGTTGCTGTTTGGGGTGGAGAAGATAACAGTCCGCCTGAATATGGAAAAGTATTCATTGCATTGAAACCAAACAATGCTGACTATCTTTCTGATACAGAAAAGACAATGGTCAAGAACAACTTAAAGAAGTTAAACATGTTGACAGTTAGACCCGAGATTATAGATGCTGATATTGTTAAGATTCTTATATCTACAACAATTAAATACAATCCAACTCTAACAACCTTAACTGCGGGAGAACTTGCAACATTGACTAAGAGCACAATTAATCAATTCGATACAGACTTTCTAAATGGATTTGATGCAATCTTTAGACATTCGAATTTAACAAAGGTAATCGATGCAGCCGATTCTTCAATCTTATCTAATACAACAAACATAAGGTTGAGAAAGAAATTAAAACCAACGCTTTCTGCAAATCCATTAGGATACACATTATCGTTGGGTAATGCATTATACAACCCACATTCAGGTCACAATACAATGGCCGGTGGGATTACAACAACAAGTGGTTTTAAAGTCGGAGGGGATTCTGTAAATACTCATTACTTTGACGATGACGGAAAAGGTAATTTAAGAAGGTATTACTTATCAGGGTCAACTCGGATTTATAAAGACAACGCAGCTGGAGTAGTTGACTATTCCACTGGGTTAGTAACTATCAATGCTATTATATTAACCTCAACAGTTAATACTGATACATCGATAGATTTCACAGTCATACCTTCGGGTAATGATATCGTTGCAGAGCGAGGTAACTTAATTGATATCTCTAGTGATGATATTAAAGTGACTGCTGAAGTGGACACCATCGCAAGTGGTGAATCGAGTGCTGGTGTAGGTTTTAATACTACCTCTACCAGTTCATATTAATAAAAATGTATAAAGTGGTCGGGAGTCCCCCGAGTAGTTTCCCATTTATTTGGATTTTAGGAGGAAAATAAAATGGCAGATAAGAAAATAACGGCTTTAACCGTAATGGCAGGTTCCGAGGTTTCATCAACTGATATACTTCATGTTGTTGACGACCCGTCAGGAACACCTGTAAACAAGAGACTTGCAATTTCAAGTCTTTTTGAAAATATACCAACTCATTTAGCAATTAATGACATCACTACGGTGAACGCGTCAGGAAATATTAATGATGGTGGTATTATTGCTGTGGATGCTGATAGCATCGTAGCTAACTTGGCATTGAGCATATCTGATTCGAGTGATGCTGGTGAAATCAAAATCGTAGTGATTGCGACTGAACCTGCTTCATCTCATGATGTAGTATTAACGCCTGGCACATTTAATAATGGAACAACTATCACATTTACAGACAAAGGCGATGCCTGTGTCTTAGTGTGGTTGGGTTCTGCATTAGGTGGCTGGAACTTATTGACTAACATAGGTGGCACAATCGCTTAATAAGAATTATGGCTAAGGACGCGTTCAATATTGATAGGTTATCTGATAGGATATCCACTCTAGTCCCTGATTTTATTCAGGAAGACGCACCAGTATTTGAGCAGTTCCTAAAG